CAAAACATAATAATTTGTGGAAATTGTATATGTTGAATAAAGTATGATAAATGCTAAAAAATGCTAAAAAAATACTAAAAAAAATATTTTTTGTATTAACAGGCATTTATGCATTTTAGTATTTTTTAGTTTTTTTAAGTATTTTTTAAACACTTAACGCCTAACGCCTAACGCCAAGACAGCGACGATCCACGACGGTGGCCAAGGTGCTGGTCAGCATATGCTGTGAAGCCGGCGGTCTTTGTAGCATTAGCAGCACCCGCAGTCTTTGCAGCATTGGCAGCGCCACCGGCAGCGCCAGCGGCAGGCGCAGTCTTATCAACTACAATGTAAATTACAAGGCAGACAATTACCACAACAAGGGCGGCAATAATCATTACGGTGCACTTAGGGTTACCGCAAACCTTTGATAAAAGTTTAGATGCGCTGTCACGTAAGCCGGCACCTTCGGCAGGAGTTTCAAGAACTTCGTAGGAAGACATTTTAGTATCACCAGTAAAAGATTACTTTGCGTATATATATGTATAAATATGTTAAAAAATAATAAATTATAAAATTATTAATGAGTGGGTTTGTTACTCTGAACATAAAATGCAACAATTAATCAACATTTAGTCAACAAGATAAATGTAATCTAAACTTAATTATCAATAAGAGATACTAGAATAATAAATATATATTAACATACTTGATCAAAATGGAGGAAATAAACCGAATTACTATAGAGGCAAACACATTAATTGATGCCGCGCTTTCTAACTTTCAAAATAAGACAATTAATCCATTAGACAAAAATGTTATGAGTATGTGTGGTGATGGCTCACAAACAAAAAGCGTTCAAAATGAAAATTCCAAGTTAGTTAATCTTGAAGAAAAGAAAAAATTTATATGTGCAAGTGTTAGGAAGTTAGAGCAAAAAGATTTGATTGATCTTTCTCGCTGCATTTACAGATTGGGCGTGGCTGATAAACTTAAATACGGTGCGGATGGTGCTCGTATTAATCTTGATACTTTAGCCGACTTTACTGACTTGGTAGTTAATCAATTATATGCGCAAATTAAGTACAAGCTGGAAAAGAATAGTATGAAAAATAACCATGAAGGTGAGTCTTAGAATATGTTGTTGTGTTTATGACTGAAAATTTATTATAAATAAAATAATTCATTTTTTTATCAGTATATAATTATATAATTTGTGTAATTTGTATAATTTGTATAATTTGTATAATTTGTATAATTTGTACAACCAATGACAACAGGTCTTAGTTCCGGTTGGTATGAACAAACAATGGCTTCATTGATATTAGGGGGCGTTGAAGAAATAGATACAGCTCCGTCTGATAACAACGATAATCTTGATGATCTTGACATGGCTGTTGGCGGTGATATGTTAGATCTATACAAAGAAATAGAAGGTGTAGTAGGTGGTGTTGATGGAAATATTCAAGTGACAGTTGCTGAAAATAATGTACCATTTATGATTATTGTTGGCGAAGGGGAACGTTCATATTCGGCCTCCACTGTTAACAAAAAATTATATGATATATTTGGCATAAATTATAACACGACCCTAGAAGATGATGATGATACAATAACTAGACGCGGCGGTGGAGAGGATGTTGTTAACATTGGGGATTTAATTGAATCAACTGAATATAATCAAATAGATAATCAAATAAATGATCAAATCAAGTCGAGCAAAGAATTAGGAGATTATGATCAGTATTTTTAGGTTAATTAGTTGTCAGGTGCTAGCCAATTATATGTAAAATACATATTAAAAAGTGTACCTGCCGTTGCAAATAATAGCAATATTTTTTCTATCATAGTAGGTTGAGTGATGCCTTTCATATAATATAAAAGCATCAACATTATAGGTATTGTTGCCACAATATAATAATTTCTTATTTCGTTTACACTATCTTTATTCAACATACCACTCATTTCATATTTATATTTAAAATACCTATTAAAAATATGTAGAAAATTAAATACAAAAACACTATTTGGGTTGCCTATCAAAAATGGATCCCTCTGATATCAATAAAGTTGAGATTGTTAATGAAAAAAATGTGTCTGCGGCAGATGTAATAAAAGAAGCAGATAAGATTTGGGAAAAAGCTCAAGCTGTATGGAATGGAATTAAGCCTATGCCGGCGAAGAAAGGCAAGCCGAAAACTATTAAGGCTACCGATTTTGCAGCACTAGATGAATTATATAAGCGTGTTACAGAGGAACATCGAGAATTTGCTCAGGCATATCCGACAGTTCTTCGACATATGATTCAGGAAAAGTGGTATTCACCGCGTGCTTTTCGAGAATATATGAGGAGTGTAGAAGCGCATCCGTGGACAAATGATGCTGAACGAATGGATAGCTATACCATTTATGCTGAATTACTTATGCGTGAAACAAATGCATCTAAGCACTTGAATCAATCTGTTATTAATGCGTTTAAGCGTGATTATCGTGAGCGCTTGCAAAAGGAGCATGATCAATTTATCAACGACTATAAGCAGCTGCAGAAGCAATTGGAAGACGAAGAGAAGCGAGTGGAAGAGGCGAAACGTGCTGATTTGCTTACTGCGTTCAAGCGTTTAGCACCGCAAGCAAATGTAACTCAGCAGCGTATCGAAGATATGGTTGCGTTAATTAATTCGGGTGTAATTAAAACTTCTATGTTGGTGTCGGTGGTAAATGATTTGCGTCGTATTCTTGCGGGCGAAAGTGTGGCGGTGTTGCAACAAGAGTACAAGGAGCATAGAGAGGCAGCTGCGGCGACAGTACCTAGTACAACCAAGATTCACATTCCCGATGAAATGGAGAAAATTCATGCGGAGCGTGTTCGGAAGTTGGCACTTGAGCAGGTTGCTAGACAGGAACAGGCGCAACGTGAATATAATGCAACAAAGAGTAGAAATGATGATCCTGACGCAGATGTTGATGATAAAGTGTAAATTTTAGACATTGTTAATATTAAATTAAAGATTCAAAAAATATAATATTAGTACTTTGTTGTCAATTATTCAGTAAATTGATCGAACCCGTGGAAGTCAATTTCGTCTTGATTGACTTCCATTTTTTTCGCCCTCAACAATTTAGCTTGCTTACCGGGAATGGGTCGATAATCACTTGAATGCTTGACAACATACTTACCCAAAACATCCTCTATAAATTTGAAATCGCATCGAAAGATATGTTGGTGATACTTTGCAGTTTTATATCTGCTAAGTTTAGTATCGACTTCGGCGAGTACTTTTTTTGCGTCTTTGCAAAATAAAGTATATCGATGCGTATATGTTAACTGATCAAGTGCAGATGGTTTTTCAGTAAGTTTAAAGCAAGATGCTAACTCAACTGCCAATTTAGGATGACCACGTGCAAATGCTTGATAATTATCTATTCTATTAACATCATCGTCAACCCATGTGTAATTGGGATCTTCCTCTTCAATGCGATCTTCTTTGTGAAATGATCGATAGTCGTTGATAAGAGTAGGGTCTACTCGAATCTGAAATACTATAATTTTATCTACAAAGTTTTCGAGAGAAAGACGATCTTCATTCATCTGATATATATGCTCTCTAAATTTGTTATTTTTTATTAAAAGTTTTTCACCTATCACCTTAAGTTTTTCTTCTTCTTTAGTGCGAATTTCATACAATAAATCGTACACAAATCTACGAAAACTTGCACCTATTCTAGTACGAGATGCATAAAGTAAGCTATACATACCGCGTTCATTAATTGTAATTGCATTTGCATGAATTTTACCATTTACACTGTATGTTTCTATTCCTAAATCTTCCAATTGTTGCTGAGATACAATGTCTTCAGGGTCAAGCAATTTTGCAATTACATCACGGTGTACATTTCTTTGATGTCCGACTGCTAATATATCACATACTTCATGTAAATAAAATATAGGATAATTTGCACTTCCTATAATTCGAATAGGTAAGTTGTTAAAGAAACGATTGATTGAAAAATTCTTGGTAGCTTCATATTGAGGTATTTTTTCTTCTTTTGATTCTTCTTTGAAAGCATAAGCAATATCATCTTCTTCATCTTTATCATCTTCAACTACTAATGGTGTTTCTTCTTTAGGTTTAGATGCAGGCGCGGGTAAGGGAGATTCATGAATTAAATAATCGAAAGGAGGTGGTTTTGGATATGGTGTATCATCATCAAATCCGATATAGATATCAGAGTCATCAACCTTATTGATTGGTGGCTTGTCTATCATTCCATTCGAGTAGATACTTTCACTCATTATAGGGGTTTGTTGTAAATATATAACTTATAATATCAAAATATAAATTATAATTTATAATTGATAATTTAATTTTTGGATTTTTCTGTTGATTTAATTGTTAATTTAATTGTTGATTTAAATTTTATTTTTATTTTTTATTTTTAAATAAATTTTTCTATTCTGTTTTCATTTTATTTTTTTTTTGAAAATAAAAAAAATTCTGATACCTAAAAATAATTTTTCGCGAAAAAAAAATTTAAAATTTTCAGTCAACGTCATTATGGCGTTGACTGAAATAAAATCCTTTAAAAATTCAAATTATGGCTAAAATGGTACCCATTTTCGATAGCAAAAAATGACTTTTTATTGAAAACAAAGCAAAAATATCCAGTCAACGTCATTATGACGTTGACTGGAATAAATCCGTTTAAAAATTCCAATTATGGCTAAAATGGCACAGTTCATCAATAGCAAAAAATGACTTTTTGTTAAAAACAAAGCAAAAATATTCAGTCAGCGCCATTTATGGCGTTGACTGGAATAAATCCGCTTAAAAATTAAATTATGGCTTAAAATACCATTTGCTGACTATGCATGAATCAAATTAAAAGTATTTTATACTTGATTTTTTAATGTGTAAATTTTGATACTAAAAAATAGTCTCTTATGTTTCATCACTTGTATATGCAAATAGTAGCAAGTACCAAAATATGCATTTGCGGGTAATTTGGCGGGGGTGTCATTTTTGGGTCTCCTATGGGGTCGGTATGGTACTCAATGGAGGGTCAACATAGCATAAAACAAATTAGATTTTGATTTAACTTTATTATTTCACATGTACATTTTTAGTCAAAAAATGAGTGATCAATGTCACTAAAAATTTTGGACAACATCGCAAACTATACTATATCTTGGTGTTAAATTTACTATCTTTTGATTTTTAATCATGTTTCATTTTTAAACAAAAGTTGAAAAAAACATACGTGTTGACACCCGGAGAAAAAGTGATGACGCTTACACCATGTACTAGAAAAATGATTTTTGGTACTCATGTTTTAAGCAAGGATCAATGGATACATATTTTAGTTTATTATTAAGTATCATCTTTTAAAAACTTCACTAATTTCACTTTTTTGGACAAATTTTGTTGTTGGTGTCTCCATTGCAATATTATTTTGGTTACATTTATGATATAAAATAAGATTATGGTACTTCCGGACGAAATTTTGGACCCCATTTTGAGGACTAGTGACCCACCTACCAAAAATATTTTTTTGTACATATCAAACTACCATATAGATGATTAGCATTGGGTTCAACATTCATCTATGAACAAACCTCGACTTTTATGCAACCTTTTTTCAAAAGTTGGGTTAAAACAATAGCCACACCCACTATTCATCATTTTGGGGTCGCCCTCGAAAAATATACTTGCGATTATTTGCACTTTTAATACTATTGATATATTATTTTGGTATCAATTTATTCAACTGGGATCCCTTGCAAATTAAAAAACAAAAACACAGAAGTTATTTTTGAATATGAATCTAATAATGATCAAAAATACATAACATTGAAATTTACACCCACTCTCGACATAATTTTTATTTTTTCTCAAGCACCCCTCTACTGCATTCATAAAAATGCAAATTTTGTGTCGGAGTTATTGGCTATGATCAATATGAAAGTATATATCTTAATATTTTAATATCACCGGGGTGTTTTTTGAAAAACATCAACACATCATAGTGGGAGACTATAAATGCAAAACCGACCTGCGTCGGTGTGCATTTTTAATAAAAATCCACTTACTCAATTGATATACATTTCTCTATGACTGTAAAATATTATTTGTGCCATTATTTTGCAGTCATACCCCCTCAAGTGTCCGGACCCTCCCTCAAAAATTCCTTGAAAAAAAAATCGAAAATTTTTCATCATTTTAACGCCCTCAATCTGATAAAAATACGAAAAAATAATTATTTTGATGATTAATAAATGCCGCTTATTTATCACCAAAATAGATTTTTTAGGGTTTTATAATAGTTTACTTAGCCTTCGATCCCTTAACAGATGCAGGCTTTTCAGGTGCCGACGCCTCTTCTACGACCGGAGCAGTTGCAGGTTCAGCAGCAGGAGCAGGTGCAGCTACCACAGCAGGTGTCTGAGGCTTCATATACTGCTGCACATCGGGTGATGCAGTCTGACGAACATTGGTAGTGTCAGGTCGAGTTTGTTGCACACTACGAACAGGCGGTGCCGGATTCTTATCGGCTACAGTAGTTTCACCGGCCTGCTGCTGACGATTGCTCTCGAGGGTGTTAAAATAGTTAACAAGCAGAGCAATCAAATTCTTTGCTTCAGTTGTAGTCTTGGTTAGCTCCTCTACCTTAGTATCAAGTTCCTTTCGATAAGTCTCAGTTACGGAACCATTTCGAATAATGTTCTGATTAATAGTTTGAAGATTCTGCTGATGAGAACCCCAAGATGATTGTACTGTTAGGTAGAGGGAATAAAGCAGCCAAGTGCTTGCCGCAACTGCAGCATTAACTAGCAACGATGTCAAATCAAGTGACATAGTGTGTGTAGATATTATTTATTGTATAATAGTTTAATTCAAAATAAGCAACTTATTATATTTTAACAAATAATAAGATTCTTAAATTGCCGCAGGTATTATCGCCGGTTTAATAATAGGTTCAATATAATCTCCAG